TCAAGTTACATCTCTAGGCTTAATTTCTAAAGCCGAAAGTACAACATGAAGTCTATTTGCAGTAGCTGCAGTCACCTTAATTACTTCGCTCTCCTTGGCGACTATAGGTGCTGATAGCAGTTCGGTGGTAGCATTAGCCGATATAGCTTTCGTCTTAAAAAGACTGAAAACAGCATCATCGGTATCAGTTATTGTAATTGTTATTGTATCTGCATTCCCTGAATCTTCAGATACCAGGATGGATTTTATTACGGCAGTTGCATACGCAGGCACTGTATATAGTGTGGTAGCACTTGTACTCGTTAAATCTACTTTTTTGTTTACGAAACTATTTGCCATTATGCTAAAAAGAAAGCCTCCGCCTCTGATTCATCTTTTAAATCCTGTTGAAAAGAAGTATTTAATTTTTGTATAACACCATCTACATCTCTAACAAATGATTGTTGTATCTGTTGATCATATTTAGGTAGTGGTTGTGTTAATGATTGTACTATTCTAGCCATTACCTTCTCCCATCTGGTTGTATATCTAATCTAAAAGTTCCAACTTTCCAGTGCTGTCCAATACTATCATTAGATATTTTTAAAGCAACTGCTCGACCTCTTGCACGTGTGTCTATTTTAGTTGTTGATGTTGTAGCTGTAAAAGGACCTAAAGATGAACTTGCTTGGGAATCTGATGGGTAATTTTTTAAATTTAATGTAACAATTGCATTTCCAGTTTGACTTAAAAAGTCTGGAAGTATTCTTCTAATTTTCATTATAAATTCACCATCTCCATCTAATCCTTTATGGTCTAGATCAAAGTCGCCTGTTTGAATGTTTGCTGCAATAGCGGAAGCAGTTCCTGCTTTAATTTGATTAACTCCTGTTTCATGTTCATAGTAAATAGTAACACCATCAGTGTTGCCAACAGTTGTATCACTTGTTGCATCAGAATCATATTCTGTTCCATGAGGCTTACCAAATATATGTGAGTCTGACCATGAACTTCTTGCAAGCGAACTTGTAGTCCATACAGGTCTGTCACCCGTTGAATCCATATAATTATACGTAACCGATCTATTATTAGATGAAGATCCACTTCCTGGATAAAACCATGTGACTTCACCAAACAAGTTATTCAACCCTGCATAAATATGTTGTTTGGGAACTGATGCTAAATCATCATAAACATAATCCTCAACTAAACACGGTAAAGATTCTAGTTTACCTGTATATCTAAAGAAACCATTCTCTGACATCCAGTAAGCAGAACCATCAACTTCGACGGCTGCATTCTTTCCAATCAATCCACAGTTTGTGCCCACCTGTTGAAATGAGAAAGTAAAAGGTGGACCAACAAATCTCATAATAAATAAAGAAGTATCTGTCCAAACGTAAATTGCATCTCTACCTCTTATTGCTCCAACAATTCTTGTTCCATCTGCAATTCTTTGCGTACCAGCAGTATTAGTTGAAGTGGGAGTCCACGTAGTTAATGATTCTTGAGAAGACCAACGTATGTACATATCGTCTTGTGTGCTTGTAGTCCCAATAGTTGTTTCTGTTCCAAAACAAATTAAGTGCCTGTCAGGTGTAGAAACCAAAGTTAGTTGTGAAGCAGTTGGTGCTCCACTTATAATTGTTGCACGAGTTGATGTTGCACCCGTTGCATTTGAGTCCCATTCAAAAGTAGCACCGTCTGCAATTGTTGCAATTAATTTATTTCCAAAATTATCTAGATGCCATAATCCAGGTGCTGTAACAATATCTCCAGTTTGTGAAGCACCCCATTTCGTATAATCTGATGCATCATAAATTGTTGCTGCATCAGAGTGTGCTGCAGCCGTTGTATTATCTGATGCTCTAGTTAATCCTGATAAAGTGTTTGTTCCAGTAGTATTTGAAGTATAGGCAA